ATCGGTAAGGCTGAGCCTAAGGTTGAAGAGCGTAAGCTCGGACGGCTTGAGACTGAGGTCCGTTCTATGCTGGATCTCCAGGTAGGCCAGGGTACTGAGTTTGCTATGGAAGAGCGCGACTTGGTGAGTAACGTTACCGGCGATGGTGAGGAGCTTGTTCCTACTTCGCTCTTCGGCACGCTGTACCGCGGGCTTATCGCTGAGCAAACTTCCATGTTCGCTCATGGTCGTACCGTTGTCACCTCTTCGGGTGAGCAGATGGACTTCCCGGTTATGTCTACGCTGAGCACGGCGGCTCTGATTGCAGAAGCCGGTTCTATCGGTGAATCTGATCCTCAGTTTACGACCGTATCGCTTAACGCTTATAAGTACGGCCTGGCGATCCAACTGACTCCTGAGCTTCTTACTGATCATGCTGTGGGTAATGCTATGGCTATGGTCCAGGCACAAGCGGTTGAGGGTATCCGTAAGGGTGTAGGTGCGGCTCTGCTCACGGCGGACGGTTCTTCTAAGCCTAACGGCGTGGATAACGGTTCTACCACTAGCACTATTGGTGGCGTGGATGGTCCTACCGGTGACGAGCTTATTGCTGCTTACCATGACATCGTGGAGGGCTACCGTGTTAACGCTAAGTGGATCTTTAATGATGCCACGGTGCTGGGTATCCGTCAGCTGAAGGATGCCGGAACTAATAACTATCTCTGGCAACCAGGGCTCCAGGCTGGATCTCCTGATCGTTTGCTTGGGAAGCCAGTATTTACGGATAGTAACGTAGCGGTAGCGGGAGCTAACGCTAAGCTGGGGCTCTTCGGAGACTTCCAGAAGGGTTACCTTGTCCGTACGGTCGGATCTATTCGGGTAGAGCGTAGCACGGATTACGCCTTCCTGAATGACCTGATCACGTTTAGGTTCCTCGGACGCTTCGATGGGGAGATCCTGGACAACAACGCGTTTACGGTTCTCACTAATGAGGCCTCGTAAGTAGTTAGTTAGTTATTGAGTTGGGGGGAGGGGTCTACGGGCTCCTCCTCCCTCTCTAAGGTCTATGTAGTGGAAGGGGTTCCTATGCCAGAAGTTAACGGTAGATACGTTCCGGAAGATCATGAGGCGGCTAAGGATGTCACTGAGTGTCTTGAGTCGGAAGAGGTAGAGGTACTGGATGCTCCGGTTCCTGAGGCTAAGGTCCGTAAGAGCCGGGCTAAGAACCTGATAGAGCGCGCTGTACTCTGGGAGGACTGATATGGCTTATGCAACTAGAGCGGAGCTTCGGGCTCTGGATGGTCTGGGGGACGTTACGGTACACTCAGACGCGCTACTGGATGAGGCCATCCTGATGGCGTCTAACACGGTCGATAGGGCTACGGGTACGTCCTTCGGGGATGTCACTACTCCGGCCTATAAGGCGTTCTCTGTTACCCTTAGCGGTACGGGGTCTAGGAAGATCCGTCTGATAGATGAGGAGGGTTATCCTATCCTCTATCCTCGTACGATATCTTCCGTAACTATTGATGGGGTAGCTGATGCCGGGATTACGTACGTTCTGGGGTCTACGGGGTATGTCGTTCGCTCTTCGGGAGCGTGGGACTCTTCTGCTGATGGCGGTTACAATATCGTGGTAGTAGGTACGGCTGGGCTCTCTTCTGATGCGTCTACTGATGCGTTAGCGGATCTCCGCTGGGCGGCTAGGTCTATCGCTCGTAACTGGGTACTTAATCAAGAGTCACGGCTATCGGATAGGGCTCTAAACCTGACTACCTCGGAAGGGTCGTTTGAGGTGCGCGCTCAGGCTGGGGCTCCGGGGCGGCCTACTAACCTCCCTGATGTTAACGTGGTGCTTAATCGTCATAACCATCGCTGGAGTATCTGATGGCTACCGTGTCAACTATTGCGGCGGTTAAGCGGGCTCTGCTGGATGAGATCCAGACTCTAGCTATCGCTTCCGCTACGGCGGCGGCTCCTACGTACGTGCAGACTGAGTACGCTCGTCCTGCTATTGATAAGCTCCGCCGTGAGGTAGTGTATTTCGATGCTGAAATGCGTACGCAGGAGGATACGGAGTACCGGCTTAACTCCGGGAGGCGGAAGCGGTTTAATCTCTGGGATCTTGACATCGTGGTGTCAACTGAGATTCTGGCTGATCCTGAGCTAGCTGAGGCTCGTAATTTCGCTATCGTAGCGGCTATCGAGGGCTTCCTAGCTGATAACCCTAGTCCAGTGTCGTGGCCTAATGCTCCGGTAGCTTCCGGGGCTCTATGGGTACGGGTAGTGGGTTATGAGGTAGATCATGAGGATACCCAGGAGGGCTTCCGATTAGTAGAGACGAACATTAACCTAGAGGTTAAGGAGCACTTAGTATGATAGAGGTAACGAATATAGGGAATGCGGTAGAGGTCTACGGACGTTCTGGGCGCTGGTACACGTTCGAGGTAGGCGCTACGGTGTCTATGTTGGCTGATGATGCGGATGGTCTCATAGATCATCCAGACTTCCTAGTGGATATCCTGCTAGAAGATGAGGACTCCACTACTGGAGCCGAAGAAGGAGAAGAAGAATGAGTATACTTGACGCGGCTATTATGGTGGGGCTGGAATCTACTTACGGTACTCCGGCTACCTTGACTAGAGCCTATGAGGGTAAGGCGGACGCCTTTAAGCGTGAACAGGCGCGCCTTGAGTCGATCGGCTTCCGGGCTGGGACTCAAGGGCTCCGGGATGACAGAGTAGTAACCGTCAATATGGGCGGAGCGGCTACTGTGGAGCTTGACTGGATGACTAACGGTATGGGTCTCCTCCTAGGCGGACTCCTAGGTAGCAAGACTGGACCTACTCAGGTAGCGGCTACGTCCGCCTACACTCAGGTTTACGCTACTACGGCGGCGGCTCCGGCGGACTCTCTCACTATGCAGATGCTCCGGTCTGAGCTAGAGACGGGTACTCAGGATTATACCTATCACGGGTGTAAGGCTACCGGCTGGAAGATGAGCCAGAGTAATGACGGGCTCCTCATGCTCAGTATTGACTATGACTTTGAGGATTCTGATATCTCTACTGGCGCTGGTACTCCTACGTACGTAGCTAATCAAACTCCGTTCGACTGGAGTCAGGCGGTTATCACGTTGGATCCTGATGGCTCTCCTGAGACTCTGGACGCTATGGATTTCGAGTTTAATGCTGATCTGGCTCTTAAGACGGATCGTAGATATCTCCGTGGCTCTGCTCTGAAGAAGGAGCCGGTACGTACTGGTATTCCTCGTTACACGGGGTCTCTGACTATTGACCTGGAGGATACTCAGCGCTGGTCAGACTGGACTGGACAGACTTCCTACCCTATGGAGGTTAAGTGGACGGGCGCTGAGATTGAGGCTGGGCAGAACTATGAGGTGACTCTCCGGATGGAATCTATCCACTTCACTGAGGCTAACCCAGAGTCTTCTATCACGGATACGTCTAAGGTCACGCTTCCGTTCGAGGCTCTCTATAACGGCTCTGAGGATATGGTTATCCTCACTACTAAGTCAACCGACACGGCGGTCTAAGGAGGTCCTTATCTCTGAGGACGGGAGGGGGAGTCTAGGACGATTGTACGTTCGGATTCCCTCTCCCTATCCCAGGGTTGAGGTAAAGGTGTTCTATTGTACGGACAATACTCGAGATTTGCCGATTTCGGCTGATGCACACTATGCGGCGGATGTCAAGAGGATATTTCTCGCATCCTAAGACGTTCTGAGGCGTTTACGGACGTTACGGTCCGATCATCCACGGGGTGTCCTGGAAACGCCAAACTGATATTTAGGGGGTGATTGTATGGTCCAGCCTAAGCTGAGAGTTCACGGTCTGAGGGATCTACAGCGGGAGCTTAAGGAGATGGATAAGGAGCTACCTAAGAAGCTCCGGCAGGCTAACCTGGAGGCGGCTAAAGTGATAGCTGATGAGGCTCGTCCTAACGTGGCTCAGGTCGCTGGGCGGCTGGCTAAGTCCACTAAGGCGGCGGCTACTCGTACGGCGGCTTCCGTCAAGATGGGGTCTAAGTCTGTACCCTACGCTGGTGCTTATCACTGGGGACATAGCTCCCGTCCTCAGGGTGGATCTATGGACGGGCATCCTGTTATGTCGGATGCGCTGGGAGCTAAGTATAAGGAGATGACTGAGGTCTATAGCAAGGCGCTGGATGACCTGAAGAAGGAGATAGGGCTCTGAGGAGTCCGGAGGAGGATACTGTTATGGATGAGACTAAGGTAGTTATTGAGACGATCCCGTTTAATGAGCTTGACTACGGCGAGCTAGACCTATTCGAGGAAGTAGTGGGG